ATCGGCTGTTGTGTTTGCGCCTGCTTCTGGCGACGGATTGTTCGTGAGCCCAGTAAATACTGACTGAGCCGGGGCGCCAAAGGCTGGGTTAGAGCTCTGACCTCCGACTCCTATACCCCCAAATGATACAGAATTCTTCGAGGTAGTGTTCGTGTCAGGTCCCCGGAAGTCCGGTGTGACGTTCTCTGACTTGAACTCCAGCGTGCTTGGCATACCAGACATCGCCTGATCTACCTGCTGTTTCATCTGGCTCAGTTGCATCATCTTCATTGACCCTTCGACTTCCATCTGCAACGTAGTCAACCTAATCTGGTCGAGGATTGCAGAAGCAGCCATGTCGTCACCATCTTCTTTCACGGCGCGGTACTGATCAAGTAACGCCAACACCGGTGCGGTCTGGCGAGTCAGTATCTCCATGTTCTGAGAAGACAGTAGCTTGGGGTCTTGGATGTTAAGGATATGCTCGCGAACGTACTCAAGTGATGTAAGCGGTTCGCCTGTCACAGTAGGCGCCATAGCCATGTTCGCTACGTTCCACCTGATGGTCTCGTCTTCTGGTAGGACGAGCTCAAGTGTTACAGTGATGGCGTCATGACCAATAATTTCACTCGGCTCAATTTCTTTGTTGCTGAACCTATGCCGGTCAAACCGTTTGCCCGAGACCGTTATGGGCTCAAACGCACCCGTCTCATACTGAGCCACAAGAACTTCCAGACATCCCTCCAGACAGAGCTGGACCGCCTCCATCCGGGGCAGTACTCGATGTTCAAGGTTGTTTCCAAGTTGGCGGAGAGCTACGGCACTGAGTGGCTTGTCTAGGATTCCGAATCCTTGAGGCGGGATACCACCAGCAATAGCGTCCCTCTGTAAGAATTCGAGGAGGACTCCTGCTGACCGGTTCATATCCGGCGTGATCATAGGCTGAACGTCTTGTTGGTCTGCGGCAGACACTGCTACCTGAGAGCCCTTTTCGTTCCAGCCTTCTTCCAATTCTTTAGTTCCGTCTGACGACGTTACCTTGGTCGGAGGGTCTGATGCCTTGGATACCATATCGACGATGTACGAGGCAGACCGGTTGATCTTATCCCACACATGGCGGTTCTCAGCGAAGATGCTTTCACCGAAGTCGGCAATCATCTTGTTGTGCTTGTCGACGTTCTCTGTCTCACGAGGAGCTAGGTGAGGGTCTGAGCCTACTGGTGTGATGACACACGGGAAAGACAGAGTGAATAGATCAAATAGCTTCCTAGCCCACTGGTCGTTGACGAGCGTGCCCATCTTGTAGATGTAAGGATGGCGGTCAAATACTGACGGAGCCTCAGGGTCTGCGTCGGGGTTCTTCTCTCGAACGTAATAGTCGAATACTTCTTCGACTTCGTCGTCGTCGTCGACCTCGTGCTCCCACCCCTCGAACTCAGGATAGGTATCCCTGATCTCTCCTCGAGACATTCGACGTCTGTGCGACGCCCATACAGGTTCTTCTTCCCCGGGCTGGAATACAAATTGAGCAGGGTCTATCGGAAGAATATCCTCGAAGGTCTCCCCATTTTCACGGCGTCGAAGAAAAGCACGAGCCACAACGTAACGACCCCTAACAACTGAGTGCCACGCAAGTTGGCGTTGAACACGAGGGTCTCCGTTCCGTCGCATACGGCGGTCTACGTTAGAAAGCATCCCAATACCGATAGCCTCTGTGAGCTTGTTACGCTCCTCTTGGTCTTTAGGGGCATCGTCGTTGGGGACACGGATAACCATCTCGGTCTCCGCAATGAAAGCAATAATCTTCTGCGCTAGTACACGAGGTTGGTTGGTCGTGTACGCGTCTTCAGGCATGATCTGATCGTCGAGGTCTGGCTCCCAATCTTCAAGAGTCCAGTAAGTCTCGTAGTCACGGTGCATACGGCTGAAGATGGGTTCTTCGTTTCGGAAGTAACGACGTATTGTCTTTATTACTTCGCCGGGATTCGTCGATGGCATCTATATTCGTGCCTTTATTCGTCGCCTAGTGCGGCGCTTCACGCCAATGTTCTGTCTGAGCCCACGCCCAGTAGCATATCCCAATTTGTTCACGAACAGGTAGGTCAATGCCTTTATCGAGTCGCAATAATCGTCGTGAGGCTTAGCGGAAACAAGCTGTCCGGTCGTGTCGGTCTTGTATGAATATACATGTGTCTGACCGTCGAATGGATTTGGCGCGCCACCTAGCTCTGAGATCAATAACCTTGCTCTTGGGGAGATAATCATGTTCGGCATGTGGGTATCAGGGTTGATAGTCAGCATGGTCTTGAACCTGTCGATGCCGGGGAGTATATCTACCTTCTGGGAAGACAGGTGAATGCGTAATTCGCGCTGCCACACCTCTGTATTGCTCTCTTGAGCGCCTGCGTGGTACGTTCCTGCTACGTCGATGACGCCGATGACCTCGTCGTTACCCCACCAGTACTTAGTCTTCACCATTTCACAGATATCTCGCACCGTGAACCCGGGGGTGGAGAGTTTATTGATGGCAATCTCGTCAACGACGTGCCATTGCTGGTGAGTCTCGCCTGATTCCCCCACAATATCGTGTGGTTGGGTGACAACTACGGCGTAGGTGGAGCTTCTTCCTGAGTATCCGGGGTCAACCCCGAAATATACCGGTAGGTCAGGGTCGTATTGAACCTTTGCAACGTGTCTAGTGACATCAAAGCTGCCAAACACCCGCCCAGATGGGGGAGCCGGTATTGCAAGGTGTCGTTCTTTCCAAACATCCTCAGGTAACTGTGCTTTTGCACGCTTGAGTTCTTCATTATCTAGCCCTCCCGGATAAATAAACCGGTTCTCGTGGGAGGGGAATGAGTGTGACGCAGCGTGGTCTTCTTTTTGGGCAGCTTCACTCTGCCATTTAGTCCACAGAGTTGGATACCAGCCGAGCGAATTCTCGAAAGTTCCTGACATTATCAGTTGACCAAAGCCGGGAAACTGCGCACGTGCCTGCGCACTCCTCCCCAACAGTCTGAAGTAAACATCCTGACGTACCAAAGCTGCTTCGCAGAGCAGCGTCCACACGGGGGCTTCTGCACGTAAGTTTTTCGGGTCTGCTGCTGACCTTGTCTTGATTTCTAATGGCTCTCCTCCGGGGACGGGGACGTTGATCTGTCCCGGGTCAATCATATTGGTAGGCTTGGTTCCCGGTAGTAGCTGCATAAGCCACTCGGCAATGTACTCGAACTCAGGTCGGCACAGCTCGTAACTCTCTGCAACAATCCACGCCTTCGCACCTGACGCTTCTTTAGGATGCTTAGCAATGAAGTCGAGAGTAAGCAGGACAGCCTTCATTGCCGACGTGTGAGACTTAGAGCCTCGCTCTCCTCCAGACGCAAGCAAGGTCGGAGAACTGTCGAACATAAACTGCTCGTGGCTTGGTCCGGGCAGCTCGTAGCCTAACCCTGAACCGGGGGAACTGTCCTCTAGATACTTCCAAAGAACCTTTGCTTTTTCTACCTGCATAAAAGCAATAGTACACGACTAACTCTTCGGAACAGGCTTGCCCTGAAGACTGACGTAGATCGCTCGCAGCAACGCTGGAGACACCGTAGTGCTTTGAATCTGCTCTGACATGCTATCGCCTGCCCTTGAGTTCTTTAACTAACTTCCGGAGCTGAGGTTCTTTAGCCTTACGCTTCGTAGTCTGACCGCCTGTGGCAGCTCCGACTTGAGATTCTATATCACGACCCTTACGCATCCGGGCTGTTTGAGCAGGTGTGTACTGAGACATGCTCTTGTTCGTAGGCTTAGAAGCCTTGGGCTTCTTAGAAGTCGACCCGCCCTGAGCAGAAGTAATAGCCTGATCGCGCTTACGACGCTCCGCAGAACCCTGCTCCGCTAAAGTCTTACCGTAACTTCCCTTGTGAGGCATAACTGATTCCTAACTATGCTGTCCCGGCTACCCGGGTGATACCTAACAGCATATACCCCATGTCAAGTAAACTCAAACTCATAAAATACTGGCGGGGATAGTATCTATATATTAGACGTTCTTCCGGTAAGAAGTACCCCGGTCCGTTCGAGGACCGAGGGTACTACTGTAGCTTAGGTAGTTACTATGTACTGTAGTACATAGAGTATCTACCGTTGCTACTGTGCTTGCTCCCCACACAAGTGGGGTGAGTAAGCAACACA